AGGGTGTTGGCTGTGCCTGTGGTAACTGCCTTACCCGCATCATAACCTACTGCGGTGTTGAAAGTATCAGCATCGTTGTTTTGCGTACTTAAAGCATCATAGCCGATTGCAACATTTTTACGTCCCGCTATTTCTGTTCCTAAAGAATTAACACCTACTGCCACATTTGTAAAACCCGTAGTAAGGGCATCACCTGCTTGAGCACCGATAAGAGTATTTTCTGTGCCCGTGGTGACTTGATTACCTGCGTCATAACCAACGGCTGTATTTAACATATTAACAGCGGTAGCAGGGTTTTGTGCAAATAATGCGGCAGCACCAATAGCAACAGACCTACCACCTAAAATATTTGTACTTAAAGCGGCATATCCTATTGCTACGTTTTCATCAGCATCAGTTATTGCATCACCTGCTATACCACCAATGAGGGTGTTTTTTATGCCTGTGGTGACTGATAGTCCTGCGATATAACCGACAGCGGTGTTGTGGGAATCTGTTGCTGTACTAAAGTTTTGTGCAAATAAAGCTCCATGACCTACCGCAACAGAGTGATTACCCGCCGTATCTCCGCTAAGAGATTGGTTTCCTACAGCAACATTATTGCTACCCGACGTTAAGGCATCTCCTGCCCTAGATCCAGAAATCACATTCTCTATGCCCGTTGTGACGTTTACACCAGCATCATATCCTATAGCAGTATTATGTGCAGCAGCTCCTGCGTTCTGCGTTTTTAATGCACGGTATCCAACTGCAGTGCTTTCTCCATTAGCATCTTCTGTAGAAAGTGCTTCAAAACCGATGGCTACGTTGCCATCACCAGTAGTCAAAGCCGTTCCTGCCTCATCGCCTACGGCCACGTTGTAGTTACCGCCAGAGGCTATTGCATCACCAGCATTGACGCCAAGACGTAGGTTGGATGTACCTGCTGTACTTGTAGATAAACTTGGGACAGAAATATTAGTGAAGGCATCGACAATAGCCGCGCCAGAGCCTGCGCCATTTGAATAAACAGCCTTTGTGTCTCCTGTTAAAATGGTAATTGTTGCGCCAGACCCTTGTTTAATAATAATGCTATTAGAGCCAGAAGTAGCGTTTTGAATAAACCACATCTTACTGACCGTGTTTGGCCCCAATGTTATTGTACAAGCAGAATCCAAAGTTCCTGTGTACTTTAAAAACAACGCACGACCGGGATCAGAGGCTCCGTCTGCAATAGTAGTTGCGTGTGTGTCGGCGTTAGTTGTAATTGCTTCAGTTCCAAAAGCAAACGCTTCTGCAATCAGTTCCAAGTTAGTATTGGTCGTATCGCCCCAAGAGCCCGACTGTTCGCCAGAACCAATTTCTTCTAATCGAAGGTCATTTGTATATACACTTGCCATGTTATTATCCTATGCTACGCGCCCGTTCTCAATGTTAGCCCAAGAAGGAGTTTGAGAAGGTGCTATGTTTAAAAAGTTGGGGTTTTGATCGGGAATAATTTGACCCCACGGCGGGTTTGTCAAAGTTCCTATTACCCCCGTTGAGCTTAATCCTGTAACAAAAATGTTGGCGTCACCCTCGACAACAAAGACGCCGCCTGTAGCCGAAGTCATCGTAACCATGGTGTTGGTGGTAAAGTAACTTCCTAAAACAGAGGTTGCCGCAACACCCGTTACGGAAACATTACCAATTCCAACCACCGTAACTGCGCCAACTGCGCCCGTGCCGACTACTGCGCCAGCCTGTCCAAAAGCGTCACCCTCAATGTTGGGCGCAGCGCCGTTAACTGAAGCAGTCGCAGTTACGGAAAAGGCAACATTGGTATTCCAAGTGCCTGTGTTCCATCCTTGAAGGGAGCTATTCCACCCTTGAAAGGCTGCAACCGGATCGGCCATTAGGCTATCCGAATAATCGCGTTAGACGCATCCGCTGTTGGGAACACAATGGTAAAGTCGCCAGAACTCGCCGCTTTGTCCGCGCCGAAATCTAATACACAAACCGTTGGATCTCCCGAAGCGGCTTCGTTAAATATTAAAGCACCCCTAACAGCCGATATTGTGACCGTTGAGAAAACTTCATCCGCAAAATCCGCCAGAGCAGTTGTGCCACTAGCCACAGGCGTAACACTGGTTAAAAAGTTTCCTTTAGCCGTGTAGTTTGTACCACTGATCTCGTTGCCAGAGGTGTATGCAGTAGTTGCAGCCGTAAAAGTAGCACTGTTGGTGTACAGAGCCAACTTGAACTGATTGCTTGCCGCGGTGAAGTTATGAACACCCTTCATCAATTCTACTTTGAACGAAGTGCATAGAAAGTTGCCGTTAAAAGCCATTTACATTTTCCTTATATATTCTGCCAATTTTAACTGACCAGCATCTTTTATTGCATTATATACCGTAGTTCTGTCGCTTTGAATAGCCTGTTTCATATAGACGGCTATGACCTTTTCAACCTCATCTCGGTACGCAAGCGCCTGATCCCGTATCTCGGGGGGCGCAGTTTTGGAAACATTTATAATCTTGCTTACACAACGCTTCGCGGTTTCTTCAGGAGTAAAGCCACGATTGTCCGTAGTTTCCACTCCCACCTTAAAATCATTAGACATTGATACGCCAAAAGACATATTGTTCATTGTTTTTGCCTCACCACTGGTCCAGTTCTATACTCATCCGTAACTTCTTTGCTCTCGCCAAGCAGCTTGAGGCCCATAATAGCTTCTACAAAACGCTTTTCATACAAGACTTGCATGTCTTGTTCGCCCTTCATAAACACATAAGCTTCCATCAAACTTCCGTACAAAAGAGCTAAATCAGCGTTTTCACTAATCCAAGTTGTAGTAATGTCCGGAACGATCTCTTCGGACGTTGTTCCGCTAGGAACGCTGTTAATTACTGCAACAGCCCCACTGGTGTTTCCCAATAAAGCCGTTCCTGAAGCCGCCGTTCCTCTCGGATACGCATCCGTAAGACCCGCAGGAAAGTTAGCGGTCAAGGTTGTGTTTCCTGCCCCGGTTGTTCCAGTAACAATAAAGGAAGAGTTCGCAGTAGAAGAAGTTGCTCCCGCAGGGGTTGCAATAATCGTCTCTCCCGCAGAGAAAACAGTTGGACCAGTGTAAGCAACCGAAAAAGTTGTTTGGCTTTTTGTTAAGCTCGTCGGACGATAGAAGTAATGAATTTCAGCCGCATATCCGCTGTCTGGAGTTGGACTTAAAATAAGATTGTTAAGATCATACTGAGCGTAATAACGAGGAGGACCTGTTACGGTTGCATCAGGGTTAAACGACTGTACAAAGTTGGAGTCTTTAAAGTCTAGAAATACAACGTTGCCAGAACTGTTGGTAAAGGACAAAGCAAACGGCGCTAAGAAATCGCTAGGAACCCCCAAGAATTTATTAGAAGCAGACATTGCGCCAGCGTCGTTCTTTTGAAACAAACTTAGTTGAACGTTCTTTAAAATACGCTCTTCTGTGTTCTTAATGAAAAGAGGCAGATTACTTACAAACGTTGTTTCGTCGTTTTCAGTGTAATCTAATATAGCCTGCTTTAGCGTGGTGTAAGTATAGCTCATGATATAACCACCGTAACAACTCCTACAAAACCAAAAACCCGTGTTGGTCTAGGCTGCGGTTCCTCTACTAAAGGAATGCCAACATAAACGTCTAGTGTCTCTTTTATATCTGGACGCGCATCTTTAAGTGCCTCGGGGTCCGTTGTTTTACGAAACGGACCTAGTTGAGGTTGCTTAGACTCAAACTCATCGCGCCCAACAAGCAGACCATTCCACTCTTTACGCATGTCTCTATACCGATACCGAAAGCCGGATCTGTCAGAAATTGCATAAGAGTTTCTGCCTGTTGCAAACTTTCCCATTACCCCACCCTGTAATAATCATATTTTGGGACCACATTAAACGATGCCCGGTCACGATCCTCAGTCATAGCACGTTCAAACTCTTCTTCGTACATAGCTTTTAAAAGTTGCACACGCTGTGGAGCCCGCTTTACGGCAATGTAATAAGCCAACCCTGCGGCCAAACATGGATAAAACCTAAACGGCATGTCCATATTGTTTATAAAAGTGTCCGCATCATTCATCCTCGTAAGAGCGTTGTAAAAAATAACATCAGTGTCGTTTTCCGGAACAGGCCAAATCCTTAAAATCGGCGTAACCTGACGATCTAAAAAGAACTGATTAGGACGAGACTGAGTGGTCTTGTTAGGAATATTAATATAGTCATCTCTACTTAGCCTAGACAAAGCAAAGTCTGTCCCGTCTCGCCTAACTACCACAGACAAAATATCTATATTGCTTCTTACGTTAGAAAAATCTACCGCAGAAGTTACAGTTGTAGAAGCACCACTTGTTTCACCTACAATAGTTTCACCCGCAACAAATGTCCCTGAAGGTATAGTTATAGCAA